GCGGTGCAGGTTGAAATAACAAAACACTTTCATGACAGCACCTCAATTTTAGCATCACGATATTCGCCAGTGTTCATGAACGCTTGACGCATCGACACAGCCTGTGCCATTGTGTCGTAGGTGAGTGTCGCTGTTTCGCCATTGTTAGCGGTGAGGGTGAGAACGTATCGGTCACGCTGCATCTGTTCGTAATGCAAACGTGCATCGTCACGGTCAAAGCCGCCTCGTCGTGTTGTATACATTGTGTTTCCTTTCAGGAGTTAGACGAAATCAAAGCTGTACTCATTGCCGGGTGTCACAACAACACCGACACCAGACTTCTCAAACACTGTTTGCAGCTTCGCTGCCTCTCGTGCTGTGCATCCTGTGACGAACAATGTACCGTTGTACATTTCAACATCATCTGCACTGATACAAACTTTGTTTGCAGAATCAATCACCCACTGATCGAACTGCCAGATGTTACTGAATTGTTCCATTTTGTTTCCTTTAGGAAGGCTTGATATAAACCCTGTGACACAGTGCCACAAAGCTTATGAAAGCCACATCATTATCTGCACCGACCCCGATGCCATGATGTAGTCCCTATGCACATTTTCACAACCATGTGCTATGGTCAGACAAGGATGTTACGTGCCTTGAATCACGCTGGCCCATTTCAGGCTGCAGCATGCTTTGATATACATGTTGCATCCATACTGACACCACACCTAGTTTTTAAAGAACAATTTGATGGTGGCGATGCACCGATGCTTTCAATTATGCAGACTTTGCAAAACCCCTGTCAAGTGTAGGGACTTTGCAAAGCCTCCCCCGAAGGGGAAGCATTGTCTCATGCTACATACTTAGCACCTGAGCCGTGTGCCACAACAGCAATCGACTTCGCCATTACGCTGCTACCAGCACACAATCCACACTTCTCGCAGGTCGTCTTCGCACCGCCTTCGGCTGTCGCAGGGCACACAATTTCCTTGCCCTTGACTACGTCAGCCACATTGCTGACGATACGGAATGTACGACGACCAAGAGACCAAGACAGCGAAGCTGACGCTACAGATTCAACCGATTCCATGTAAAGGGATGCATCGAACGCAGCACCTTCGGTGTTGGCTTGGTGACTGTAACCAGTGTGGCCTTCAGCTTCGCTGATCAATTCATTCCACACCGAAGCTGGCACTGCAGCACCGTCACCGTAGGTGCCGATTCTCACCATACGGCCCTTGCCGATAGCACTGACGTTGTCAGCTTTTGGATACTTACCAGCAACGAAGCCCTTGTAAACAATGACCGGGCCTTGACCAATTACTACGTAACAGCTACGATTCTTTGCCAGCTTCGCTGTAGGGTCGTCAGTGGCAGTGCCACGGTGAGGACATGTGCCACAGATTGCAACGTCAGCACCAGTCTTGGATGCATCACGGGGGTCCATGTCGCTACGGATGATGTAGGTCTGTATCATGTCGGCTGTCTTGGCATTGCTTGACTTCGTCAAGGCGATAGCGACAATCGGTGAGCCATCGATCAGTGATGGGCCTTCGTATACTACGTATCCAGTTGGTTTGCTCATGGTGTTTACCTTCGGTAAGTTGATGCAGCGATGTTGCTGCTGGCCTCAATTGTACAGACCTTTTAATGGCCCTGTCAAGCCAAGGGTTATTTGAAACGTTTTGCTGCAACGAAGTTGCCACGGCGGTACACAGTCGCTGCATCATAGCATGCCGCCCATTGTGCTGCTTCGCTGTAGGTGAATGTGTAATGACGCTTGGCAAAGCCTTGACCGATGGTCATAAACCCGAAGGTTTTCTTAAGCTGTAAAGCGATTTCACGCTGCATCATGTACAAAGCAATGGCGAGTGATGTGAGTGAGATGATGATGAACATGATAGTTTACCTTCGGTAATATTTTCAGTAAGTGAAGCCGATGAAAACTGTTTTGTCTGCCTTGACGTAAACGCAGCGGTTTATGTCTTCGACATCCTTCAACTCAAACGACTTCGTCGTCCTGTCATAGTCGCCCTTGACGTACACAGTGACGGCATCAGCTTTACGTTTGACATAGTCACCGGGTTTGACGTTTCGCAGAGTGATGTTTTGCATGATGTTTACCTACGGTAGTTTGTATGACGATGTTGTCATGGCCTCAATTATGCAGACTTCACAATGGCCTTGTCAAACGAGGGGATATATGTCCTTGATCGGTGTAGGGTCTTTGCTGCTAATGACTCGATGGTCAGTAAAGGTTGTCTCATATGTGGGCGCATTCTTTGAAGAGACGTGCAAGGGATGATAGCTTTTCGCTATCGTATACCGCCTATCGATAGTCTTTTATGTGCTTAAAAAACAGGCACTAATCTGTCCCCAATTAAATCGGAAACTGTTTTTGAATCAGTTGCCATCATGCGCGTAAGTCTTTGAATTCATTGAAGATTTTCACAGGCTGGTCAATCCGCACACACACATGCTTGTCACCCTGCGCTGCATGCATACCTGCGTATTCGCCTGCGCTGCACATGCCTAGACGTGGCGGGTGCGTGGGCCAGTGGGGGGTAGGGCGCTATTTATATACAGCGAAGACCACGGAAGGGCTTTTTCACACCTGTTAACCACCACCGTCTAAAAAGCTCTGTCCGTATACTATGTAGACCACACACGGCTCTGTGCCGATTAACACCACCCCTACAGGACCAGCGATGCTTTACCAACTAAACAGGCTATGCCGCTACAGAAAATCGACCATGAAAACAACAACTACTACCATCTAGCTACATTGTGTTGCACAGGAACAACATATGCAAATATATCGCTTGACAACATTTTACGTGTCGATATAACATAGGGGTATTGGGGCTTGGGGCTATATAGACTACATAGCAATGCAGTGAGTATAGATGATGTATGTGATATGAATTGATGTTGCTCTGTGCTGACAGACAATTATAGACAATCATCAAATAGCTAAACACAGTCTATGAAGTCTATAAAGACGCTAACACAAAATCGACTGTGAAGATGACAACTATAGATGTTTACTTTGTTGTTGTTTAGCTATATACTCTTTCATCACTAGCCTACACATCTGTAGATAGGCAGCTATGAAGACCTATATAGAAGCATATGAACATTTTGTTAAGTAGAGAAGCGGTAGAAGCTAAAGGGATGATAGATAGTCCCCCTTATTCTGTTGCAACGGATGTGTTTAAATCGATGCATCGTGGCAACTTAGACAACACACACATACCGCACAGTGATGTCTATTATGTAAGAGCAGCTTTAGAGAAGCACACAGGCTACTACTTCCCTTTAGATGTTGTAGAGAAGGCCATGCGCGAAGAAGGCTGGCGTGACCGTAAAGGTAAAGGACGATATTGATATGGCAATCAAACGAGGCAGTGAAGAGTTTAGCGGCTACAACAAGCCGAAGGCAACACCTGATCATCCAACAAAGAGTCATGCTGTGTTGGCTAAAGAGGGCGACAAAGTGAAGCTCATTCGCTTTGGTCAGCAGGGCGTTAAAGGGGCTGGTGCCAATCCCACCAGCGAAAAGGACAAGGCTCGTAAGAAGTCCTACTACGCACGGCATAACGCTCAAGACCCTACACCGGACAAGATGTCGGCTCGATACTGGTCCCATAAAACTAAGTGGTGATATAACTATGTTCATTGCTCAATACCTCATTTGCATAGCTCAAGTGTGTATGGTGTTGGAGCATGAGCATTTTGTAATGTACAAAGACCTAGAGCGCTGTGAAGCTACAGCGATTGTGAAGGTACAAGAGTTGTTGGTTTTGTTGAAAGACAGAGCTGTAGAGGCTGTAGCGTTTCGTTGTGTAGACAAAAGCGACAGCAGTGTTTGAGGCATGGCCTCTATTTTTTATTTAAAGGAAACTACTATGGCTATCGCCTCAATGAACACAGCGGCTAAGGCTGCAAAACTGCGCGAGATGGCAAAGGACAAGACATTGCCTCAAGACGTGCGTAACCAATATCTCGACGAAGCTGTGAAGCTGGAAGAGAAAGCTGCCAAGGGCGCTGGTGTGAAGATGGCTAAGGGTGGCGCTGTTAAGGCTGCTCCTAAGAAAATGATGGGTGGTGGCTATGCTACTCCTATGAAGACAGCAATGGCTAAGGGCGGTGCTGTGAAAGCTAAGAAGAAGTAAGATGGCTAAGAACAAGAACATCGACGACGACACCCGTGCTCGTGCTCGGAAGTTTGTTGAAGAGAAAGCCGACAAGCCTGAAAAGGAATATCGTAGCGATCCCTACAGCAAGATGACGAAGGCTGAGCGCGATGCCCGTGTTGGCTATCCAGACGACTTCCCTCCTGCTGTTGTTGACGATGCCACCAAACGCATTGCTAAACCAAAGGCTCGTGTTGTCAGCAAGAAAGAGTTGGAAGCGTCCGGTCTCAGCCTTCGTGACTTCCTCAATAATGAACGTGGCCTCACTCGTCGTGCCGACAAAGCTGAAGACAAAGTTGAAGCTGCTAAGAAGCAATTGAAGCTTGGTGAGAAGGTTAGCGCTAAACAAGTTGAGTCTGCTAAGAAGCAGCTTGGTTTAGCTAAAGGCGGTTATGTAAATTGTGGTGCGTCTGTACCACCTGCACAGAAAGCGAAGAAATAATATGGCTACAAAGAAAGCATTCAAACCCTGCGAAGGTTGCCCCACCCCTGCCAAGTGCAAGGCTGCTGGTAAATGTCTTGCCAAAGAAGGCAAAGGTGGTAAGCCAACTATCGCCATCATGATTGGTGTTGGCAAACCTACGAAGGCTAAGAAGAAATGAAGCCGGGTCTTTACGCTAACATCAACGCCAAGCAAGAGCGCATCAAAGCTGGTAGCGGCGAGAAGATGCGTAAGCCCGGTAGCAAAGGCGCTCCCACCGCTGAAGCCTTCAAAGAGTCTGCAAAGACAGCTAAGATGGCTAAGGGTGGTGCTGTTGATAAGCAACAAGCTAAAGTTGCCAAAGTGATGGGGGAGTTCAAAGAAGGCTCTCTGCACAGCGGCAAAGGCGGCAAAGTTGTGAAGAGTCCTAAGCAGGCTATAGCAATTGCATTGTCTGAAGCTAAAGTGAAAGCTAAGAAGTAATGAGCAAAGAACCAAAGATTAGAAGCATCGGCACAGTCTGTACATCAGGTGTTGCCAATGTTGTCTACACTTGTCCTGACAACTATATTGCCAAGATGACTTTGTTGTTTGTTTCCAACCACGGTGGCAACAACAAGCTCGTCACTCTTCAGTGGTATGATGCCAGTGCTGACCAGACCTACTACATCATTGGTGGTGTAACGCTTGCGGCTACAGGCTACATCAAGCTTGACGGTAGCTATCTTGTCCTCAACCCCGGCGACACTGTCATCGTCACTCCAGAAGCTACAAGCTCTATGGATGCCACCATCACCGTTGAAGAATACTACGAACAGGCATTGTTTTAATCATGGCAAAAAAAGAACTAACAGAACAGCAGAAGCGATTCCTTGAGGTGTTGTTTGCTGAAGCCAATGGCAACATCAACCACGCTATGAAGATGGCAGGGTTCTCTGAAGGCTATAGTCGCAGGCAACTCACCAACGCATTGAAGGAAGAGATCATTGAAGCTACACAGCTTTACATTGCTATGGCGGCTCCAAAGGCTGCAGTGGCTATGATCAATGCCATTGACGATCCTACAGAGCTTGGATTGAAAGAGAAGATGTCAGCCGCTAAAGACTTGCTTGACCGCGCAGGCTTGGTTAAAACTGAGAAGGTGCAGGTAGAGAGCAACACAGGTGGTGTCATGATCTTGCCTGCTAAGGAACGCGAAGAAGAATGATTGAAGTTGACACTACCAAGTATGACTTAGGTCTTGGTGTCTTTATACTACCGCAACCAAAAGATGCTAAAGAGTATGTTAAGATACCAAGGCTAGGTCGTACTATTCCGTTCGGTTATGTAGTTGATGAAGCCGATGATGGATGGCTTGTTCCTGTACCTTTAGAGATTGAGGCGCTTGAGAAAGCTAAGAAGCATCTGAAGCAATATAGTTTGAGACAGGTTTCTGCTTGGCTCACTACTGTGACTGGTAGAGAAATAAGTCATGTAGGTTTAATGAAGAGGATTAAGAGTGAACAGTCCCAAAGACGTAAGTCCTCTACTTATCGAGAGCTTGCCGACAGGTACGAAAAAGCCCTTAAGAAAGCGCAAGAGTACGAAAAAAGAACAGGCACCGGACAAGACAGCTTCTTCGGTAGTGATCGATTCGTCCAACTTAGCTCCACCTTCTCCGACAACAGAACCGATAGTTGAGCCTGTTGAGTATGAGAACGTCATCTTCAAACCCAACCCCGGCCCTCAGACAGCTTTCTTAGCTGCTCCTGAGCGTGAGGTGTTGTATGGTGGTGCGGCTGGTGGCGGTAAGAGCTATGCCATTCTTGCTGATCCTCTGCGCTACATTGCCCATCCACAATTCTCTGGACTCATTCTTCGTCACACCACTGAAGAACTACGTGAACTCATTTGGAAATCGCAAGAGATGTATCCGAAGATATATCCCGGCATCAAGTGGAGTGAGAGAAAGATGCAATGGCAGCATCCAAGTGGTGGCAAGTTGTGGATGTCCTACCTCGACCGTGATGAAGACGTTATGCGCTATCAGGGTTTGTCGTTCTCCTACATCGCTTGGGACGAGCTAACACAGTGGCCGACACCGTTTGCCTACAACTACATGCGTTCACGTCTGCGTACAGCAGCGCCTGACCTGCCTGTGTTCATGAGAGCTACCACCAACCCCGGTGGTCCCGGCCATCAGTGGGTCAGGAAGATGTTTATTGTCCCTGCACCGCCCGGTAAAAGCTTCTATGCCACCGATATTGATACGGGACAGACGCTGGTCTACCCTAAAGGGCACAGCAAAGAAGGCTTGCCTTTGTTTAAACGCAAGTTCATCTCTGCAAAGTTGATAGACAACCCCTATTTGGCTGAGTCTGGTGACTACGAAACCATGTTGTTGTCCCTACCAGAGCACCAACGTAAGCAATTGCTTGAAGGAAACTGGGATATTGCTGAAGGCGCTGCATTTTCTGAGTTCAACAGGGCCATTCACGTAGTAGAACCCTTCACCATCCCTGCAAACTGGCCCCGTTTCAGGGCTTGTGACTACGGATATGGTAGCTATAGCGCTGTTTTGTGGTTTGCTGTAGCACCTGATGACAGTTTGGTTGTCTACAGAGAGCTTTATGTCAGCAAAGTGCTGGCAGAAGACTTGGCTGTGATGGTAATGAACGCTGAAGATGGCGAAAAGATACGATATGGTGTACTAGATAGCTCATGCTGGGCAAAACGTGGTGATACTGGACCCTCTATTGCTGAACGAATGATCTTAAAGGGTTGCAGATGGCGACCAGCAGATCGTAGTGCTGGTAGTAGAGTTGCTGGTAAGAACGAAGTACATCGCCGTCTACAGGTTGACCAGTATACAGAAGCACCTCGCATTGTTTTCTTCAACACATGTACACAGATCATTGCCGATTTACCTACATTACCTATTGATAAAACTAATAACGAGGATATCAATACTAAAGTTTCAAATGACCACACTTATGACGCATTGCGTTATGGTATTATGTCTCGACCTCGCAGTGGGTTATTTGATTTTGATCCTGTATCACAAAGCAGCGGTATGAGTGTTAGTGATACTACTTTTGGGTACTAAATTATGGCAATGACAAACGCTGAAAAGCTTCGTAAGTGGAGAGCAGCCAACAAAGACAAAGTCAAAGAGCAAAAAGCGCGGTATAGAGAACGTAATCCAAATGCCGCAAAAGAATATAGGGAAAGAACTAAGGAACGTGCTGCCGAAACAAGACTGGAATGGCAACGAGCAAACTCAGAAAAAGTTAACGAGCACTGTAAGCAGTGGCGTGACAAGTATCCTGAGAAGAATTTAGCAAAAGCAATTCGTTATCGTGCCAGTAGGGATAATAGAACGGTATCTTGGGATAAAGAACTTACCGATCTTGTTGTTCAGGAAGCCTCTCACAAGTGTTTTTTGATGCAAAAATTAACAGGCTATGCGTGGCATGTCGATCATGTTATACCTTTAAATGGAAAAAGTGTATCTGGTCTACACGTATGGAACAACCTTGCCGTCATAGCTGCTTCACAGAATATGAGCAAGAGTAACAGATACACAATGGAATAAACTATGGCACTAATTGATAAACCTACAACCGATAAAGTACTTGCACTGGATGACACCAAAGGTGGAGAAGATTCCTTTAAAGCTGGCGGTTTGATTTCGTTCGTTCAAGAACGATACCTTAAGTCTGAAGAGGCTCGTCGCTCTGACGAAACTCGATGGCTCAAAGCCTATCGCAACTATCGCGGTTTGTATGGCCCCGATGTGCAGTTTCTGTCAACAGAGAAGTCTCGGGTGTTTGTCAAAGTTACCAAGACTAAGGTGTTGGCGGCGTATGGTCAAATCATTGATGTGTTGTTTTCTAACAACAAATTCCCTTTGAGTATTGATCCATCGGTATTGCCAGAAGGTGTGGTTGATTCTGTTCACTTCGATCCTAAAGCAGCGCCTGCTGCTCCAGCTATTCCGTTTGGTGAAGAGGGTGCTGCTAATATCGGAAACGACTTCGACCTCGACAAGCTGGAAGAGATGTTGGGTGCAATGAAGGATGAATTGAAAGACCTGCCGGGTTTGAAAAAGGGACCGGGTGTAACGCCAACTTCTGTCACTTTCTATCCTGCTATGGTGGCAGCTAAGAAGATGGAGAAGAAGATTCACGATCAGCTTGACGAGAGTGGCGCTAGTAAGCATCTGCGGTTGTCAGGCTTTGAGATGGCACTGTTCGGTACAGGCGTGATGAAGGGTCCGTTCGCTGTCAACAAAGAATATCCCAACTGGTCCGATGACGGTGAATACAAACCAACAATCAAGACTGTTCCAGAAGCATCACATGTTTCTTTGTGGAACTTCTATTGGGACCCTGACGCTAACAACACAGACGAATGTCAGTATGTCATTGAGCGTCACAAGATGTCACGCACACAACTTCGTGCTTTGAAGAAGCGTCCACATTTCCGTGGCAATGTGATTGATGACATCATCGCAGGTGGTGAAGGCTACACTAAGAAGTATTGGGAAGACACTCTCAAAGACTACGCTTTGAACTACGGTGTTGATCGCTTTGAAGTGTTGGAGTATTGGGGCAACGTTGATGTTGAGTTGCTTGAAGAGAATGACATTGAAGTTCCTGAAGAGTTTGAAGGAGAACTCCAAGCAAACATTTGGTATTGCAACGGTAAGATTATTCGCCTTGTGTTGAATCCTTTTAAGCCAGCCAAGATTCCGTACTACGCTGTCCCTTACGAACTTAACCCCTACTCTCTTGCAGGTGTTGGTGTCGCTGAAAATATGGACGACACTCAAACCCTGATGAATGGTTTTATGCGTATGGCAGTGGACAACGGAGTCTTGTCCGGCAACCTCGTTTTCGAGATTGATGAAACCAACCTTGTTCCCGGTCAAGACATGAGCGTCTATCCCGGCAAGGTGTTTCGTCGTCAGGGTGGCGCTCCCGGTCAGGCTTTGTTTGGTACAAAGTTTCCTAACGTATCGCAAGAGAACCTGCAGATGTTTGACAAGGCACGTCAGCTTGCTGATGAATCGACAGGTATGCCATCGTTTGCTCACGGTCAAACTGGTGTGAGTGGTGTTGGTCGTACAGCTTCCGGTATTTCTATGCTGATGAATGCTGCCAGCGGCTCAATCAAAACTGTGATTAAGAACGTTGACGATTATCTGCTTGCTCCATTGGGTAAAGCGTTCTTCAACTTCAATATGCAGTTTGACTTCGACCCTGAAATCAAAGGTGACTTGGAAGTCAATGCTCGTGGTACAGAATCGTTGATGGCTAACGAAGTGAGAAGTCAGCGACTGATGCAGTTTATGCAGATTGTTTCCACTCCAACACTTATGCCTTTCGCTAAGATGCCTTACATCGTCCGTGAGATTGCTAAGTCGATGGACCTTGATCCTGACAAAGTTTCTAACAACATGGACGAGGCTATGCGTCAAGCTGCGCTGATGCAGCCAGCCGCACCTGCTGCACCAACTGCGCCGGGTGCTCCACCTGTACCGGGTGCTGGCGGTCCTCCCGGTGTTGCTGACATGACGGGTGGAGGTGGTGGCAACATTGGTGTTGGCGCTGCTGCACAACCGGGCGAACAAGGCTTTAGTGCTGCACCTCCACAGATGCCTGAAGGAATGTGATGATGGATAAGTCGTTCCTTCCAAAACTCAAAGGTATGATTAGCAGTCCTCATCTGTGGGATGCTTTTGTTGATAAGCTTGAGTACGACATTGAACAACATCAACGTAAACTTGAACAAGCTACCGATCTACAAGAAGTGTTTAAGGCGCAAGGGGCTATTGCTGCGTTGCGTCATCTCAAATATCTAAAGGATGAAATCAATGCGTGATGATGAAATGAATAGTATGTTCGCTGAAGGCGGTGTACTGCAAGAGGGTGGCACAGTCGATCCAGTTTCCGGCAATGATGTACCGCCCGGTGCTATGGCAGAAGAGGTCAGGGATGACATTGACGCTAAACTCAGCGAGGGCGAGTTTGTTGTTCCAGCCGATGTAGTTCGTTATATCGGTTTGGAAAAGCTGATGATGATGCGCGACAAAGCTAAGGCTGGTCTTAAGCGTATGGCTGACATTGGTCAGATGGGTAACGCTGAAGAAGTACCAGACGGTGAAGCATTGCACGGTGGTGGTGATGACATGGATGATGACACCTTCTCTTCTGAGATTGATTCCATCATTGGTGAGGATGACCAAGAATATGCAGCCGGTGGTAGTGTACGCAAGTATGCTGAAGGTGGTTATGTTGTTCCTGAGAATCAGCGTGTCTATCGTAATGCGCCGATCAAGGGTTTTGAAATGGTTCCTATGACCAACGATGCTGGTCAAACCATCTACATTCCGTTCATTAACGGTGTCGCTCAGTTGTCTATTCCTACTGGTTACAAAGTGAAACCCGCTGGTATTGTTGACACTCCTGTTGCTGGAGTTCCTGCTGCTGATGTTGGTACTCAACAAGGCGGTGATGGTGCTGGTACTGGTGATGATGGTACAGGCTCTGGTGGTGCTGGTTTCGGAGGCACTGATGACGCAGGACTTGCTTCAAGTTCGTCTGTATCTGCTGGAACAATAGGTTTGGTTGGTGCAGCAATGGCGTTGATGGGTGTTCCCGGTGCATCTGCTGTTGTTTCAGGCAGGAGTTCTATAGCTCAAGGGCTTTCCGCTTTGGGATATAACGCAGCCGCTTCTTCAAATCAATCGGCTATGGCTTCTCAAATGGGATTGACTGCAGCGGAAGCTTCCACAACTGCTGGTATTGCCGCAACAGCTTCTGCTGTCGATTCGCTCAGTTCCAATATGGGAGCCACAACAGGCTCTGCCGCAGCCGCAGGCTTGGCTGGTCCAAGTGCTGCAGCCACAACAGGAGAATCTGGCACAGGTGGCGCTGCTGCCTCCGCTGGTGCTGCCGCTGCCGCTGCTGCCGCCGCATCAGGTATGTCTGACGCAGCCCAAGGTGCTGCTGCACAGGCCGCTGCTGACGCAGCAATTGGTGGTGCCTCTGCTTCTGCCGCAGCCGCTGCTGGTGCTCAGGCTGCTGCTGATGCCGATGGTGATGGTATTGGTGGTGCTGGTACTGGGTATGGAGATGCTTCTGCTTCTGCAGGCTTTGCCGCTGCTGATGCTGTAGGTTCTGAAGGTATGGGTGTTGGTAGCATTGGTGGTGACGCTACTGGTGGCAATGCCGCTGCTGATGGTGTAGGTTCAGATGGTATGGGTGTTGGTGGTATTGGTGGTGACGCTGCTGGTGGTTATGGTGCTGCTGATGGTGTAGGTTCAGATGGCATGGGTGTTGGTGGTATTGGTGGTGACGCTGCTGGCACTGCTGGCACTGCTGGTGCTGCTGATTCCGGTGGTGGCGGTGGTGGCGGTGGTGGCGGTTGCTTCCTGACTACAGCCGCAGTGGAGCATATGGGTCATACAGACAATGGTCAACTGTTGAACACACTCAGGGACTTCCGTGATACCTATATGCGTAAAAACAAAG